TTACATCGTTATTGTTAAAAAAGTCATCAATGTATATTTCAAGTTCTTTTCTCAATCCGTTTTTACTTTCTTTTTTAATAAGCTCCAGCGAATCAGTTTGTATTTCTTCCTGAGTGAAAACCATGCGCGAATTTGAAAAGTCGATTTCAGGCAGTTGTTCTAAATATTTAAGGAATTTAGGAATCTCATTAAATAAATCGTTTTCAATGTTGGTATTCTTTTTGCCAACGATTGGATTAATTTTCCTAATCCAAAAGCGTATCTCTTCGTCATCTATTCGCATAAAATCGGTTTCCTTATTTGTGCATACAATGATTTTACCAAAGAATGGCACGCTGTAATGTTGCACAAACTTTTGTGATACTGAAATAGTTTTTGCAGTTGCTAAGGATTTAAGTTTTTCAACAACGTGTTGCTTTTCAATTACGGTTTCATCAATCATAATTATATTCTTGGTGGCATAGGCATCATTAAAGCTACTCATTAGGTCACTTGGATTTATAAGTGTTGAATTTTCGCCAAATAGCATCTGAATATAATTTAAAAAAGTAGTCTTACCAGTTTCCCTTTCGGTTGAAACTAACGAAAGCACTGGCAATATTTGACAAGGATACTCATAAAGTAACTTCATGTACTTTAAACCTAACTCTAATTGCTCGCCAAAGATGTGACTTAATAAACCAAGTGTTACACTAATGTCATCGGTGTAAACCGTATCACTAAATTTAGTATGTGGGAATTTTGCATAAAGATTATAGCAGTTGTTTTTAGATGGGGTAAAAGTCACATTATTAGGCAAAATAGTGAAGTCATCAAACTTATAAATTTTGCAAAGTAGCTGCTTGCCATGATCTTCTTTTATCTCATCTTTTTTCCATGACTTTAGGATTACATTAGTTCCTGAATAGCGGTCATCTTTTTTAATTACTTTAAAATAATCGGAGCCAACGCGAATGTAAGGTATTTCGTTTTGCATTAAAGTATATGAAACGTAACTCATAGCTTGAAAATAATCGCCTTTGAATTTTACGGTTGTGAGTAAAATAAATTTACTAAAACTTTGCCCTGTTGCTAAATCAAATGGGTTTGACTTTTTGATGTCTATTTTACCGTTTTTATTTAATATAAAATTAGGGCTTTTAGACAAATCAGTTGCATCACTAACTGGATATGTTGCTTCAGTATCTGAAAACGAAATACATTTTTTATCGCCCTCAAATATTTGCTGAAACGTGCCAAACTCATTAAACCAATCTACTGGGTTGTAGATGGAATTCTTTTCGGGTTTTTTAAATTTGTTCATTTTCGTCAATTTGTTTTATCATTTCTTGAGCAAATTCTCTTGCAGCAAAACATATAATTTCTATGTCAAGTTCTTCAAAATCTTTATAACTTTCTTCCATTTTTGAAATAAAACTTTGCATTGCTAAACCTGCAAAGTAATCAAATCTTTCTTGTTTTGTTTTTTGGTTTTTCATAATTTTAAAAATAAAAAAGCCCTAGTGATTAAGTTTGCTTACGAAGCAAGTAAGGGATTGACTCCTTACACTTAATCATTAGGACTTCTAATGTTTTAATGTCAATCTATGTTACTTCGGTTCGTGACTCCGATGTTGCAAATGTACTTTATAATTATCTATTTTGCAAATAAGTAGGAAAATTTAAACCCTTATCTACCATTTCTTTGGCAGTTTTTTTATAAACATCAGGCTTTTTAGATAGGTAACTTTGCGAATCAATTAAGTTATTGATTAAAGAAATCGCATCATTATAATCAATATAATTTGCACCTACATAACCTCCGAGCAAGTACGAAGTTGCTCTTAAAATAATATGCCCAGTATCGGTTATGGTATTAATACGTTTAGCAATAATCTTTTCAATAACCGATGTTTTGTCATCAACAATATACTGTTTGACCGGTGGCGGTACTATTTCAATGTGTTTTGTTGACCACGTTTGAGCATCGTTTCTGTGTAGGATGTCGGCATCGTAACTGATAAACATTGGTAGGATACAGTTTTTTGGTGCTGTATCAAACCCATTGTAACAATTAAGGTGTCGCTCAATTCCTGCATAGTATTGTTTAAATTCATCAACCGAAGTGCAAATCGGTATCTTAACTAAAGCCCTAACACCATGCCTCGAAGCGGATAGCCAAGCGGTTATTATGTATTTATATTCGTTAAATAAATACTCTTTAAATTCAACCGCCACATCGGATGCTAAATGGTCGAAATCCAAAACAAGTAAGCCAGTCCAATGTTGAATATTGGAATACTTACGCGGGCCGTTAACATACACACATGGAGTAAACGAGTATAGTTTTGACTTTAATGCTTGCTTTTTGGCCATGTCTTTTTTTTCCTCTGCAATACGTATCTCCTCAAATACATTGCGGATGTCTTTTTTAGGTGTTCTAATTGCGTTTATAAGATATTCAAGCGTAACACTACCAAGTGGAGTGCTACGTTTGATGTCGGCTTCGTAATAGTTGAATGTTATTGGTTGCATAACAAATAATAAAATTCGTTTATAGCTTGCATTGCTTCATTACTTCCTCCCTTATCAGGATGAAACCTTTTAGCCATAGTTAAATAAATTGATTTAAAATTTACATTTTTAACTGTTGGTGGATTTATATTAAACCTTGATGCAATTACTAATTTTATTGCATTATACAAATCTCCTTTCATATCAAAATTTTCAAGTGCATAAATAAGGTAACTTGTTTCAATGTCATCAATGTAAGTGCCTTTAAATTTTCCAAATGGGAATTTCATAGTTATAATAATTAAAAAAGCCTATCTAATTTCGTGTAGGGTTCGACTTCTACACTCCATTAAATAGGCCAATAAGTTTATGTTTCTTTAGTGTCGAACCGAAACAACAATGCAAACTTAATGAATTTTACCCAAAGTAGCAAGCATTTTTTTATCATATTCATCCAACCATTCTCGACACTGAATCACACGTTGAATAATCTGTTGCTCAATAGTTACATCGCGTTGCACCTGATAGGCTACCCAACGCTCGTTATCCGGTAAATCATCATAAACAACCTCGCCATCATAGTTCGCCTCCTCTGGTGTATTCATTAGGCCATGAAACACGATAAACGTTGGTCGCTCATAAAGTGCCATGTAACCGCGACCTTGCCACTCATAGTCGCTATTCATTCCCTCAATAGCTTGTTGTTGCAATGTTTTACGTGACCATGCTGCCTTAACATCAACTATTAAGTGATTAGTGATTACATCGCAAGTGCCTACCATCCATTCGTTGTGAACGGTTACTTCATTTTTTTCGGCCATACCCAAACCGATTTGCTCGGCCATAAAGTCTATAAGGTCAACCTCAACAAGGTTACCTTTCATAATGTACTTTGAATGAATCTGTTCGCGGTCATTGGCATACCACTCCATTAAGAATGTTTTGCACGTTGCTGACAATTCGCCTTTAACTTTTGCGTTGCTCATTATCTTCCCGATTTGAGAGCAATGTATTTTAAAAATTTTATCCATTGGTCAATAGTTTTTCTACCTCGTTAGTAACATTGTATTTTTTCTTAATCGCATCAATCGTAACTGATCCCGCAGCGATGGCTGCTTTTGCCTTTTCGATTGCTTCACCGGTCAATGTCGGTTTAACTACTGGCTTTGTTGACACCCTAACCGCATCGTGAATCTCACCGAATGCTCTGACTTTTTCGGTTGTAAGCACTATTTGTTTGTTTGTCCAGTCTTCGATAAATGGACTGCCTAATAGCTTTGAAATTCGCTTTAAGTTGGTAGCGTTAGCCACCATTGGTTTGCATTCAGCAAAATGCACTATACAGCATTCTGATTCGCCACCTTTGCCATCGTGTACTTTCTCCTTGTCAACTTTGGTTATTGTAACTGTTTTATCGGCATCGGTTAAATCCCACCCACCGATATAATTTGGATTGCGTAATTTTTTGAAATGTGTTTTTTGTTCCATGTTAGTTATGTATTAAGATTTAAAATAGGTCATCGTTTGATATTGATTCAGGTGCTGCTTCGGTAAATGGATTACTATCCACTTTCCAGCATACTATCGTGTTAAACACCTTAACTTCACCTTGCGGTGATGTCCACTCACGACCTCTGATGTTAATGTAAGCTTCAATGTCCTGACCAACTGTTAATGAATCTGCAAGTGAGCAGGCTTTCTGTTGTAATTCAACTGATACGATTTGCGGATACTGGTCTGCAGTTGTGAGTACTAATTCACGTTTGGTAAACTTTCCATCACTTACTGATACTGTTGCGCCTATGCGCTTAATTGTGCCTTTGATTGTCATAATTGTTTGTTTATTTGTTTTTGTGTAAAAAATCGGTTAATACCATTGATAAAAATGAGGTGTGCGGGATGTAATCGTTAAATTGTAAGTTAATTTCGTGCTTGTCGTTGCTAACTGCAAGGTCACATAATTGCATTGTCCAGAACGCATCTTTGCGGTCAATAGAAGCGGTTATCTCGTTGTCTTTATTCCACACATAGAACGTTTCGTTGTCGCTTTCATATTCGATACGCTCTTTAGAATTTTCAATTTGCCAAGTTGTTAGCGTTGATACTTTTGTGATTACGTTAATTGTGTTCATGTTAGTTTGTTTTTATTGGGTTTGTAAATGGGGGTGTTTAGCCCCCTTTGATTTGTTAGTTAGTTTAGATTATGCTAATCTTACCATTTCTTTATTCCAATTAGCATAAATAGTTTCGCTTGTGTATGAACCATATATAGACAATCCATTTCCTAACGCAACTATTAAGAATGCAGGGCCTGCATTTTTTCTAACTTTCATAATTTTAGTAAAGTTTGCACCTTTTACTACTTCGTTTGCTTTTGTGATAATTTCTAAATTTGTCATTTTGTGTGTTTTTAGTTGTTGTTGTTATTTGTTGATGCAAATGTACAATTAATTTCATTACCTCAAAATAATATTTTCAACTAAAGTGTTAATTTATGTTAAATATGATTTAAGAAAATCATAAATAGCAAAATGTTGTGGCTTCCAACGGTCAACTTTACCATTCATTAACCGCGCAATACCTGGCCGAGTGTATCCAAATTGTTTAGCCGCTTCGGTTATCGGGTTGCATTTAGCGGGTCGGGATCCATTATGCTCAACAAGTGCTAACATCTGTTTGTATTCTTGTTTAAGTTGAGTGTTGCTTGGTTTGATTCTTGGTTGCTCTGCGGTTATATTCATATTAAAATAGTGTTGTTTGTGATTTGTATTGTTTAAATCGGTTAAGTGAGGCATCGAAGTAATCCTTATCGAGTTCAATAATGTCAAGTGAATAGTTTGTTTTGTCTAATGTGTTCGCTTTGTCAACTGCTATGGCTATTGAGCCGCTCCCACCATGAGTATCTATGATTTTATCGTTTGGCTTTGCGTATTTTGATAGTAGCCATTCGTAAAGTGCAACGGGTTTTTGGGTGATATGAATGCGCTTTTCAGATGTATTTCTAACATGCCTAAAAATCTTTGCGTTTCTATCAAATGAAGTCCACGCAAACTCGCAGTCAGCCATTGTGTCCATCAATGCCACTTTATCCCAAATTACAAAGCCTCTTGTTGGTGGTAGGTCAACATAGTTTCCACCCCAAATAATTTGATTTTGTGATATTCTAAATAATTGTTCAAAATATTCTTTTGATGGTAACTTATCCCAATCGGCATCCCCCTTTTTATATTTAGCCGCCCACGTTCCACCTTGCGTTAACTTATCCCCCAATCCATAAGGAATATCGCAAATAGCAAGTTCATAATACTTGTCAGGCACCTCAGCCATAAACTGCATATTGTCGCAGTTGTGAAAGTTTATCATACTTCTGACATTATTAATAAATGATTACTATTCGTTTTCTTAGCCACCTTATAAGCAGCATGTAGTTTAGCCCTTATTTTATCTCTAAACAACTGCCCATCTATCCATACACGAAATTCTTGAGTCCATTCCTTTTCGATAATTTTCGGTTTGTATTTTAGCAGCTCCACAACCGTTGCCAATATTTGCACAACCTCAAACTTCTTTACGTGAAATAACATTGCAATTTCAACTTGGGTTAATCCTGCATTATGTTTTAACCACATATCCCAGTGCTTCGGGTCTATTGCTTCGGGTCTAATGATGTTAACGTAAGCATCACTAATATAGCGGCTTATCTTTCTGTTGTGTGTTTTAATTGATTCCTTTGGCATGTTTGATTTGGTATTGCATTAATACTAAAGCAGAGTGTATGGCCTCTGCATTGCCACCTTTGTAGGTTAATTTTGCGCCTCCTTTGGGGGTGTAAGCATTGGGGTTGTTTCGGTAACCGAATAGTAAGCGTTGGATAAGTTGTTTCATTTTGTTAGTTGTTAAAAGTTTCGGCAAACCTACTAATAATATTTTTAAAAATAAAATTTGTATTTAAAAAAGATTACTTTATCTTTGCCAAAATTTAAAACTAATAACATGACAACAACACTAATATTAACATTGCATTTCGATTACGAGAATGATGACCGCGAAAACAACATCAGAGGCGGTTGGGTATTAACTGACATCACAAATGGTAATACACCAGTACATTTAAGCCCTAAATTAGAACAATTATTAAACGAAGAATTAGACCCCGAAAACTTTTAACACTATGAAAACAAAACCATCACTTATCCTATGGGCATTATCAGCCCTTTTTATGTCATTTTGGGCAATCAAATTCGCTATGACTGGAGTATTCTTTGGTAATAGCGAATTACTTACGTTTACTTTATCCTTTTGCGCATCGTTAACCAGTGCGGTGTGTGGTGCAGGTTTTATGCAGCAGTGGTTGAAAAAATGAAACTGCTATACAAACCAACAAATCTATCGTGCGAATTTGTTATTCCTCATTTCGCGAAAAGCGAAGGCGTGCAGAAAGTAATAGGCTTCTCTCGCGGTTGGCATCATTGGAATAGCATTAGGCTTGGAATACGCAAAGAGGAAAACTATTGTGTGTTGTATTTTTATGCGTACATCAAAGGTCAGCGCATTATACAACGGATAGGCAGATATGCAATAGGTGAACTTGTTAAGGTTAAGTTGCACTGGGGTTATTACATTGAGTGCAAAGCTAACGATGGTTATGCTTTTAGAGTTGCGCCAAAGTGTTCGTTTCCGATTGGCTACTTATTGTCTTCATACGCAGAGAAAGATGGTGTAGAGGGCATAGAAGTGCCTATTGATATTAAGATAATGAATCTATGCGTGTCTTAATATTAATAATGTGGTGGGGATTAGAAGTGCTGAGACCTAACTTACCTACAAAAGTAAATTAGAAGCACAAATGTATGGATTTGGAACAAGCCCCCACTTTCATATATCGTTTATAGGGCGTTATTTTATAAAATATGTCAGCAATTGATAGTTACCATTCATACACCACTAAATTAGAAGAAGGTGTAGATGAAAAAGGAAAGTTCATAAAATACAGACACAACTACGAACACCCTTGTAGTTGTCATCCTGAAACTTGTTGTCATTTTGATGAAAAAGTTTCAAGAAGTGAAGATTATAAAGTGTATGAAGATGGAGGTAGGGTGTATTTATAATGCCCTATAACTACCTTATATGCGCTACATTTACACGCTTATACAACAACTTATGCGTGTCTTAATATTAATGTTGTGGTTGCTATTTAATAGTTGCCATACGAGTAAAGAAGTTAAAATGATTCGTAAAATGACTAAATGTAATTAATATGGAAGCAAAAGAAAAAGCAAAACCAGTTGATATTAACTATAAAGTTTATGGTCTTTACATTGATGGACAAGAGTTAATTAGGTATGTTGGTTTTACAAAAAAGAAAATACAAACAAGACTTAATGAGCATATTTGCGAAAGTAAGTATTTAAAGACTAAAAAAGATAGATGGATTCAGAAGTATAAAAAAATTAATAAAAAGATATGTGCAATAGAACTGGATTCTACTTTTGATTTTCAAGAAGTTAAGAAAAAAGAAATAATGTTTATTGCTATGTATAAATCCTGCGGTGCTAATTTAATGAATGGCACTAATGGTGGCGATGGTTCTATTAATTTTAAACATACGGAAGAAAACAAAATAGCTAATGGAATAGCAAAATCAAAAAAGGTTTATTGCTTTGACTTTAAAACAAAAGAATTAATTGCAGAGTATTCCTCAATTACAAAAATGATAAAAGAATTAAAATTATGCAAAACATTGGTGTCAAAAGTTTTAAATGGTTCAAGTAATTTCCATAAAGATTTTACTTTTTCAAAAGATGGAATTTGCCCTACTCCTTTTATACCAAAGCACGTAACTTGGAACAAAGGAATATCAACAAAAGGTATGCAAAAATTTAGATTTACTGAAACTAAATTAGAAAAAGATGGAGAAATTTTTACATTTGAATCTTTAATAGATGCTGCTAACTTTTTAGGCAAAAATCATAGTTTTGTAATTAAAAAAAGAAAATTAAATCAACCAATAAACGGATATAAAATAATATGAAACCAAAAGATGAAAGTAAGCCATACGAATCGAGATTAATCGAGGACTTGCATCCAACATTAGCTAATGCTTACAAGAAAGCAGAAGCGCAGTTTAATTCTGTTCATAACGATGTTCACGTGATAATAGTGTGTACATATCGTAATAATGCAATGCAGGAAGTGTACTTTGCTAAAAGGCCAAAAGTATCACTTGCAAGAGCGGGCCAGTCAGCCCACAACTACTACCCCTCCAGAGCTTTCGATATTGCTTTTGTGAAAGTTGGCAAACGTGAACTTGACTACTCGGCAAAGCACTTTAAAGAATTTTGGGAAATGTTGCAATCGGTAAGCAATAAGCTAACTTGGGGTGGCAATTTTAAGAACTTTAAAGATTTACCGCACGTGGAACTTACTAACTGGAAAATGACTATCATATGATAAAGGGTACACGCTACACTAATGGCAAGGAGGTAATAACCTTTAGCAAAATTGATTTTATGGTCATCGGTGGTCGCAAGATTGACCACGTTTACTTTCGTAGGAAAGATAAACACGATTTGATAATGCCCTTGTTGGAATGGAATTTAAAGGGTAAATTTGAATGGTTAATAATTAATTGATATGGAAGAACAAATTGAAAATATATTGATAAAAGTTGATGAAGGCAGGATGCCTGTTCAACAAGCATTAACTGAGCTATTACGTTTATTTAATGCCAGCGGTTTGCTTTGCGATGAGTGTGGGGATGGCTCTGGGTGGTATGGAAATGATATAGAACCTGAATATGGCAGTATAACTATGAATTGTTCTAAATGTAATCCTGAAGCAAATTGACCGATAATTAACACAAACAACTATGAATCTAAAACAAAAATACCGCAGCCCCGACAACCGCCAGTTAAAGAAGATTGCAGACTACTTAATCTATGTGTTGTTACCTTTCATTCAAACAAGTTTAGCATTAGCAGAAACGCAAGGATTAATTAGTTTAAGACAAGCCTTTTGGGGCGGATTGGCAGCTACTTTCTTATTGATTAATACTAAATTCTTAACTAAATTCACAACCGAAACACCAACCCGAAATGGCAACATTGATGGGGATGGGTGCTAATAATAATAACAATATGAAACCACAACACCAACTTATCACATTCGCAGCACTATGCTTACTGCTAATAATCGGCTTAACCCATTGCGCCAAAGAGAAACCAAAACCGATTCCATTCGATTACAAGACCGAAGCGGAAATGATGAAGAAGCAATTCGGCATTGAGCAGGCTATTTTACTTAATCAGTTAGAATCAGTCAACCGAAGACTGCAAGTTGCGAATAACGCAAAAGATAGCATTAGAAAGCGTGAAATATCATTAACGAATACCAACATAGCTTTGATGAAGAAACTGCGTGATAGGCTACCAAAAGAGTGCGATACTGTGTTTGTTCTATGCGATGAGATAATTAATGTAAAGGATAGTAGCTATGCAGCGTTATTTAATGCCTTTCAGTTGTGTGATTCTGCTTCAACGATTAAGGATTCTTTAATAGTTAACTACAAAGCGGAGAATGTAACCGATAGCACTCTGTTAGTGATCAGTAAGCAGGAAACAAAGAAACAAAGAAGAGGTAAAGTTGCTGCTTGGTGTGTTGGTGGGGCTATGTTTTTAGTTTGGTTGTTTGTGGGATTAAAATAAATTACTATCTTTGCCCCGTTCAATGTTGTTAGTTCATAGCCCTTGCAGAAATGTGAGGGCTTTGTTATTTGTATGAATAAATCACTATCTTTGCTCAATGGAAGCAACATTGAAATTTAATCTACCAGATGACAAAGGTGACTTTGAATTAGCAGTCAAAGCAAGTGCTATGTACTGTGTTTTGTGGGATTTCAAGCAGTTTATGCGTGATGAAATCAAATACAATGGCAACCTTACGGACAAGGAATACGAATTAGCAGAAAGATTTCAAGAAAAATTCTTTGAGATATTGCAGGACAATGCTATTTCGTTAGATTAACATCTATAACATATGCCACAAGTTACTTTAGAATTTTACAAGTATGATTCAATAGTAGCTGAAATGCTCCAGCAGGGTTTGGCTTGCTCCGAAATCGTTGCTAAAATATTAAACACAACTGCAACCAGAGAGGAAGATGCAAAGGTAAGGTCATTTCGAAAGTATATTTTTAGGCATAAAAAAAGAATACTGGACCAACACGAAGGAATCTACCAAGCGACCAACAATTTAGATGTTCCGAATACCTCCACTAAAAATATGTGGATAAAGAATAAAGAAGCATCTTTGTTTGTTGTTAATCCAAATTATAAAAAGCCAGATGAGGTTAAGGTTGAAGACATAGATTTTAAGAAATTATTTGGCGAAATTAAGCCATTTGAATACAAGAAAAATCCATCGGTTAACGAATGCTTATTCGATAGGTTAGTATACACCGACACACACATTGCAATGATGATTTCAGACTACTCACTTTATGGTGGCATTTGGAATGAAGATGAACTTTTTAAAATGTGTGACAAAATGATTTCGCACACTATCACAAACCGAAAATCAAAAGTATTATACATAGATGAACTTGGAGATTTTCTTGATGGTTACGATGGGCAAACAGTTAGGAAAGGACACCATTTACCGCAAAATATGGATAATCAAAAAGCGTTCGATGTGGGCTTGAGATTTAAGATTAAACTTGTTCAATCTCTTATTCCATATTACGATAGAATCGTATGCCACAATGTATGTGAGGACAACCACGCTGGTAGCTTTGGTTACATTGTAAATTCTGCATTTAAGACTGCCATTGAAATGATGCTGCCTAATGTTAGTGTTATTAATTTGCGAAAGTTTATTGAATTTTACAAGGTCGGTAAATACATTTTTGTTTTAAGTCACGGAAAAGATTCTGTTTCTTTGAAGTTTGGTTTTAAACCGAAATTAGATAAGATTCAAGAAAATAAAATAGACAATTATTTGGATAGAAATGGGTTGAAAGGTGTTATTGAATTTAGCAAAGGAGATTCTCATCAATATCTATTTGACAATAGTACTGCACAAAGATTTAACTATTATAACTACCCTGCATTAAGCCCATCATCGGCTTGGGTGCAGATTAACTTTCAACAAGGTATTAGCGGTTTTATAAGTTTCAATTATTACGAAGATAGAAAAGTAATCAATGAGTGTATAATTAATCACTCACTAACCACTAATTCAACCGATAATGGATAATACATCATTCATTATTGTTGATTGTATTCACACTATTTATGAGAAACAATTTGACAAAGATTTATTAGATTACATTGACATACCGACTAACGAATATAATGATGAGGTGTTTGTTTTTGATGTTAAAGAGGTAAGAATTAAATATTTTTATAGTACAAAAACATTAATAAAAGAAAAGATGACAGACACTACTGTTATTGTGCTAACCGATGACAATGAGTTGTTAAGTAAATTAGAAATAACAGAATTTATCTTTATATTTTTTAAGGATTACACAGAAAAGTTAAAAGAATATTTTCCCGAAAACAAAGATTAAACAATGAGCATTGCAGAAAGAGTCAACAACTATCCAACCAAGCACAAATATGGTTTTATTAAATCAGAAATAGAAACTTTGCTAAAAGAATACCCGATTGATAAAGATAGGTTTAATTTATCTATGATGGGTCACACTTGTATGCTTATTGACAATGAAACAATATGGTATCATTGCGACATTATTAAGGCTATTAAGTATAGTGTTAGGATGTATAAGTAAACTATTTTTGCTCATCAATAATACCCAGCATCACCAACAACGCAACAACACCGCCCTTAAAGAAGCGACCTACATTCTTTGCGATTTCTCTATACTGATACAACATTGCAATCAAATAAACAAACAAAATAACAAGTACTAATATCAATGGTTTAAGTGCGACTATTTCTTGGTTAGTCATTCTTGTTTTTCTTGGCAACACGATACGAAGCCCACATTGACACTACTAATGCACCTAACTTTGCTGCATCATAAATAGTGTCATAGATGCCAGTTAGTTGTATATTGCCAAACCAATCCGATGTCCATACTCCTGCTTGAATGATAACGCTTGTAATGATGACTAAAATGCTATTGTCTGGATGGTGGTGGTGTATCATAAAATTAAATTTTCTTTTTGAGTATAAGGTATCAAAGGTACATCTTTTAACCACATAAATTCTGGTGCTATTGTTTGTTCAATTTCTTCAACAGAAATTACCCAATTATTGTAAATATCTTGAATAGGATTATAATATGAATATGGAGCATATAACTGCCCGACTAATTCATCTTTTTGTAATTCAGTAAGCAAACCCACATAAAGTAGTTTTTCTTCTGCTGTTAGTTCTGTTAATTTCATACTTGGCGAGATAAAGATGTGTTTAATGCTTGTATCATAGTGTATAGTTGACCTCTTTTAGTTGCATTTAAACCCAATCCAACTGTAACTCCTGCACACTCTTTATTGTCAAATTGTACAGATGTTGTCAATGCTGAAATTATTAGATTTGAAGATTGATAATTATTGGTAGTTATAATTACTGTATTTGCACCTATTTGAGAACCATTCCTATCTAATGTTAAACCACCTATTGCTGTTGATGTTTTGTTGTTTAGGTAAAACCCATTTGCATTTGCATTTGTTACCCTTACATATTGAGTTAAAACAGCAGATGAATTAAAAGCCGTTGCAAAACCTGCGGCTATTCTTGTTTGTATTGCAAGATAAGGAGCAGAGCCATTCCCTCCGCCTATTGATGTTCTGTCGGCTGCGGCGGCATTTGTTCTTGAATAAAAACTAACGTGAGCATTGTTTTGTGTTAAAACAGTATTCATATTTAACCCAGTATTCGCATAGGCATTAGTTCCATTTGGCAAAGCCCCAGTTGATGAATGTGTCCAACCGCCAACAAAACTTAAGTTATATAATGCGGTATTCATAAAATTATAAGAGTGCTTAGTCGAATCACCTCCAACCATAGGATAGTAAGCGATTAAATCACTGCTCATACTATTGGCAATTAAACTTGCTTCAAAGGTGTTCAAAGCATTTAAAATAGTTGTATCGGTTTCCAATGTCGCTGCTATCCACGCAGTTGTTAAAGGTAAGTAACCAGCAGTAGGTCTTATGTATATCAGTCTTCTACCCATTATATTCTGGTTGTTTTAAGTGAGGCTTGTAAATTAGTCAATGCACTATTTGATGTGGTTACTAATGTTATCTTGTCACCTACTGCAACTGTGTTTGCTGCACTCGCATTAGCAGTTGCTATGGTGCTACTTACTGCTACTGCTGATATGCCAGTTACATCTACTCCATTTATTTTAACTGCTACTGTGCAAGTGCCAGATGCAGAGATAATTTTTAGTTGATTAATAGTGTATGCATATTGGGCATAAAGTTCTAATGTATACGTTGTTGCTGCTATGCTTGAACCACCATCTTGAAGAGATAGGTTTTCAACTTTTAATGCATTGATTTGCGTTTGAATGTCACTACCTGTAACACCCTTAACCAATGCCAGCTCCGTTAACGATGGATAGGTACTTGTAGCCAAAGATTTAATGCGTTTGCTTCCATCAAAACTTGCAATAGTTGAAGCAGTTTCATCGGCTATTGACACGCTGCCCTCTGCAACCTCAATAGCATCGCCGCTGCCACTTGATTTAGTTACTTTTAAGCCAGCACCCGTGCCGCCTTTAGTAATAGTTACGGGCGTGTCGTTACCACTTCCAATCGCAAATGTATTTTCGCCAGTAAATGTTTGGTCGTTAGCAAGGTAAACATCACCGCCACCTCCGCTAATATCACTCAACATTGCAAAGGTTTGTGTCCCTGCTGCCTTGTTAGGCAATTCAAATGTAACATTATTAGCTAATGCAGTAGCTTTAATTGTACCAGCACCAAATGATGGGTTTTGTATAGTCATAGAATCTGGATAAACACTTAATGCATTTCCAGAACTATCTTCCATTAATATATTTGAAGAATTAACTTGCACATAATTGCCAGTGCCATTGTCAATTTTTATAGCAGTTGTTGAGGTGTTTCCAGTATCTAACACTTGTTGGATGTTAGGTGTACTTACATCACTCAACATCGCAAAGGTTTGTGGGCTTGATAGCTTATCGGGCAGTTGTGCAGTGTAAGCAGTAGTAACTAAAGAAGCTTCAATAGTTACAGTTTCATCGCCCGTTGCTATGTCTATATTGCCATTATTTAATACTGTTGCACTACCAGCACCATTGCTACTTGCTATTTTATTTGTCGTTGTAAATCCTACATCAGTTACTTGTTGGAGGTCGGGAATACCACCGATTGCCCACACCGCAGCTCCCGTAGTTGCATCGCTGCAAACATAAACAGTTCCATCATCCAATGTCCATAATGAGCCAACTGAATATCCTAATGTGTCATCATCGGTAACCGTTGGAGTTGTGGTCAAATTATACAAAGATTGTCTAATGGTGTTTCCCGAACTGCCCATCACATACAACCTACCATTCTCCCACTTTAACTCATAGCCAGCACCACATATTTGAGCAATTCCTTTTAATCCTCCTAACCCCGCATCAATTGTTCCTTCTCTTAACCTTGATGCGTTGTCAAATAACAAACCTTGTGTGGCATCGAACTCAATATCGTTTGCGCCAGAAGTGTTACCTAATATTAATGTTTGTGCTAATGTTTGTGCGCTGCTTACGATAGGCGAAAACACATCGGTAGTTATATCGTATGTGCCTATTTCCCCAGTTGTGGCATCGATTCCAAATGGATATAAATTTATATTGCTTTCGGCAGTAACCAACAATGTTATAGTTGTTCCAACTGCATCATTTATTCTGTAAAACTTACCACCAACCGCTAAGTTAGCAGTTAAGTCACTAATTAAATCAGCTCTTGAAATCTCTTCATCGTAATAGCTTGAAAACATTTCATTGTTTGCATCCGTTGACACGTAGCCATTAGGCTGACTTGCATCACTTAATATATTTGGGCTGCTATCGAGCAAGTTTACAAACCTATCTTGCGCGTTTTGCCCCGTAATAAAGTTTATTAAATTGTTGTAGATATTACTTACAATATCTGTGAGCATGTTTGCCCTATTCTTTTGTGCCATGTCTAAGGTATATCAAATGATTCATCAAAACT